TAAGACGAATTGCAATCAAAGGAAGTTCTGTTCCTGCTGGTGTTGGCGTAGTTCTTGTAGTAGTCATTGTGTAAGCAAAGTCAATACCACTTTCTACATATCCACCTTCTGACATTACAGAAGAACAGATCTGATCAAATGATGCTCCAATACCTACACCAGTATTTCTAATTTCACATCGGACTGGTAGGTTTGGATTAGAAATATAAACTGTTGCTAAATTGTTGGAGTGGAGAAATTCATGTGCTGTGATGAGTTGTCCATCATGTGCAAAACCACAACGGACTCTACCAACACCTAACCACTGGAAATCTATAAATGCAAGTTGAGTTTTTGTAACATCCAAATTAAATCCAGAAGTTCCTGTTCCATCACACTTATCTTTGTTCCATTGTGATTGTGGAATTCTTGTTTCCGATGCAATCCCGCTTACAAAAGATCTAATTACCCAATTATTTGTTCCAATACCAGCATTTATTCCGTCAGAAGTACTAAGTCCAACTTGCTCAAAATAGATTCCATCTCTGTCATCAAAATATCCAGTTCTTTTAGTTGCATTTTGTTGGGGGGCATAAAAGTTAAAAGAACTAAAAATTAACTGTCCCTTTCCTGGTTGGTAGTGATGATAAAACTTTGTTTGGTGAATTGAATATGCAGTAGAACCAATACCAGTTTGCAATCTTGCTGCGGCTTGATTTTGTATAAATGATACTGTTGAACCTGCCCCAGAACTACTATCGAAAAAGTTTGGGTCAATAGCATAAAGGTGTTTGTAATCACCAAGCGTAAAAGGTTCAGAAACTCTACTTCTACCAAATGCATCAATAGCAGTTGTATCTGGATTGATAGTAATAAGAGTATCTGATGAAATCCCAACAGTTCCTGTGACTGGAAATGGATTATCAAGTGTAACTACTTCGCCATTTTTATTGGCGATCATATTCACTTCAAAAAGAGTTCTCTCTTGATTTAAAAAATCTTGAGTACTTTTATTAAATTGTGCCATTAATCACTCCACGATAATCTTTCTGGTTGATACCTTTGTGCGTTTTTAATTCTTGAAGTATTTACCTGAGAAGGATAAACGTTATGAACAATTGCTCCAGGATATTCTCCTTGGATTTGTTCTGCTAGTTCGTTTTTAGAAAGCATCTTGCCTTCTACTTCTAAACGATACATTTTTCCTTCCCAAACTACATCGGCAAAGAAGGACTCACTTGCTTCTTCTGGTTGGGAAGAACCTACATTTAGAGTTCCATTAAAGTCACCATTGATGGTGATACTTTCTTGTAAGAATTGTTGAAAACTTTTCATATTAGCAATTCCACGCTCTAAGGGACTTATTGATTCTGCTATCTGGGTCGTTAGCAGTTTTAGAGGAAGTAAGTTTTTTCTTCATACCTTTCATTCTTGCACAGAATGATTTTCTGCGAGGATTACCTACTTTTTTGCTAGGTGCTTTAAGGTCAGATCCTGGATTTTCTCTCTCGTAAGACTTACGACCCTTTTCATTTAATCCTCCAGATTCACTCTTTCCAGCCTTTTTAGTCCAAGCAGCTCCCTCATCAAGTTCAGTTCTCCAATCGGAAAATTGTTCTTTTTTGACCTTTACATTTTTGGGATTCTCAGTTCTAAATTTTCCAAAAGGAGTTGGAAGTTGTTCTCCATACTCTCCTGTTTTCTTTTCAACTTTGTCTTGCGGATCTACGTCACCATCAACATCATAGTCAATTCTTTTTGCTGCTTTTTTGGAAAGTTTTTGAAGATTCCCTCCACCAATTTTAGATTCTAAATCTGATTTGGTTGGAGTATGCTTTGCTTCAGAAGATCCTTCTCTTACACAAGAACCCTTTTCTCCAGGAACAGCACCTTTCTTTCTCTTATACCCTTTCCAACACTTTAATTCATCAATAGATTCAACCTCTTCTTTCATTCTTTTTGCTTTTGTTTTTGCAAGAATTCTTTGCTTAGCATCATATGCTGGTTTGTTGGGACCATCTTGTGCCATCTCACCTTCTCTTCTAGCACTCAGTCTTGCAACTAATTCTGCTGGTGCTCTTCTCTTATCGACTTCTTCTTTAAACTGAGGATGATCATCGAGTTTCATACCACGCTTTTTCTCAAGTCTTGCTTTCTTTTCAGCAGTCTGTTCCGGAGTAAAACGAGGACCTGGATTATTAAGCAGACTCATTCTTGATGTGTGCTTACTGAGATCAGAATACTTATCTTCACCCATTAAATTAGGACCTTTCACCTTTTTCTTAGCAATCTCAGATCCTTCATCTCCAGTTTTAGTTCTATCTCTGATCTTTTTTGCTCTTACTTCTTCCCTATGTTTTTGTGGATTAATTTCAAATGATGCTTCAGTAACTAAAGGTTCTGGTTTGATGAGGTCAATAAACTCATACTCCATTGCCTTGAAGTCTTCTCTCCAGTTGGAGTAATCATAACTATCAGAAACTACTTTCTTAGCAACCTTTGCAACTTTACCTGCAGTTTCTACACCAGACTTAAACCCTTTTCCAAATTCTTGAGCACCTTTAGCACCTACTTTTGCTGCCTTAGAAATAGTTTTTCCAGTTTCTCTTGCAGCAGCCATTGCTGCCTTATGTCTTTCCATTCCTTTGAGAACTTCACCAGCAACTCTATCTAAAATACCCTTCTTTTTTGGTTGTTGTTTTTTGGCAGATGCAACTGCTTTTGAAGCATTGTCTTTTTTAGATTGACTAGAAACTTCTGATGCTTTTTTAGAGAATGATGCAAACCCTGGTTTCGATTTTGATTCGGAATCAACTTTTTGTCTAAGAACTTCTCTTGTTTTTCTCTTGGATTTAATTGCAGAAGATCTTGCTCCACCTTTGGGCAAGTCTTTAATCATTTTTCCAGATTTAGATACTGGAGGAAGTCTGTCAAATTTTGCTTCTGCGAGAACTTCTTCACCAATATCGTAAATAAAATCGATGAATTGATTGAGTCCAAGTTCTTCAATAAAAATTGCTACACCATCTTCATTTAAACCCTCACTCAGAAGGTACTCTGCTGCCGTCTGTGCGACCCATTCTTCACTCTTATTTCCCCAGTTGGCAGCACCTACCTTACGACACTTTACGAGTGCTCCAGAGGCATATGCGGAGGGCCAGACATCATATCTAGACTTGACTTTATTATAACAAGCATCTTTCTTACCACTACCCTTGCCTGGTTTATCCTTTGCTTCTGATACTTCCACTTCTTCTTTCTTAACTTTTCTATCAGTTTTTACCATGGTTGGTTTTGCTGCTCCAGATTTTTCTTGTTGTTCAGGATCTTCTCTCCTTTTTGCAGCAGCTGCTGCGAGTCTTTCTTTTTTAGACATGCTTGCTCTTTTTGCTGAAGAAACACACTTTGGGATTCCCTCTCCAGGTTTATCACTTGCACAGGTGTCTCCAGTTACAACATTTACCCAACCTTTTTTGCCATCTTTTGATTTAGACTTGCCAAACCAATCACGGAGACCTTCTTCATGAACAATTTCTTCATTAGTTACATAATCTGCTGCAGTATCAATGTAGTCTGCTGCTTTAGTAATTTTTGATTGGACCCATGCCTGCAAATTGCCTTCACCCTTTTTTCCCATTTTTTTCTGAAGGCGTTTAACTGCATTAGCAACAGTTTTTAACTCCGAACGAGCCATAGAATATTCATGATCTTTTTTTTCTTCATTCATTTTTTTCTTTCGACCTTGACAATGAGCACGTTGACTAAAACCTTTTGGGTTGTCGCAATCAATAGATTTTTTGTATTTTTCAGACCAACCCATTGAAAAACAAGTTTATTCTTTATTATTTAGAAAACCTTGCTTTAACATCCTTTGAAGTTCTGAAGTTGATCCAACAAATACTGCATTATTGGTCACATTATTTGTTGTTTTCTTAGAATCTTCTTCTACATCTTTAAGCTTCTTTTGTAAGTCAATCAATTTATCTGTAGTATCAGCAACACTCTTAATCAATTGTCCAGCAACCTCATATGCTCTTGGACTTCCACCTTCATCCGCAAGTTCCATGATTCCGTTGATTGCTTCTTGTCCCTTTTCAATTAGAGAATATAAATTTGCACGAGTATATTCATAATCTTTTTCAATATCACTACTTTTTTGTTTTGTGATATTAGTCTTTTTTTCTGAATTCTCTACATTAACAATATGACTTTCAGTATTTAAAGCCTTGTCAATGGAGTCATAATTATCCTTCATAACCTTTAAATGTCAGTTTGTCTTGTGGGGCTATAATCTTTAGAATTTGGTAAAAAAGTCCAACTTTCATTAAATCCAAAATCATCTCCTGGATCAGCATCAATTGGATCTGGAACTACTGTATATCTCATCTCACGTTTTGCTGTTTGAGTATCAATACTACTATATGTATCAACTTGAACTTTTTTGATAAAACCATCGCTACTGTCACTGATTGGACCAAATAGATATGTCTTTGCGGTAAATTTCAACGTATAAATTAATGCTCTTCTTGTTTGAAATGATCCTTCATAATCATCTTGAAAATCAATGCTATCGAGAACAATTGGAATATCTCTCTTTTCTCCTATAGAATCTACTAAATCTACAGTTAAGTTAAAAGATGGTTGAAAAAATGGTAAAATTTGCTCTATAATTTGCAGAGCATCATCATTTAATTTACTAAAAATATTGAGTTCAAATCCAATATTATAAGGTACTGGCATGAAAACTTTTTTAACACTACCATCCTGATCACATGCTTTAAATGTCTGTGTTACTCCAGATTTTCTAGTTGGATCATATTCGATAGATACCATTTCAAATGACATCCTAGGAAGAGTTATTGCAATAGATTTTGTCAACTGTTCTTGTTCTTGAATTTTCGTCAAAAACTTTTGCATTGGACCATAAGAAAGTCCAACTTTAGTTTCGTCTAAAATTTCACCACTAGGATTTTTTATATGTCTTATGTAAATATTATTAAAAAGAGTTCCAAATCCTATAATAGTTTTTCTTAAAATTTCGTGATAAAAATAAGTTCCTAACATTAGTAATCTCCAAATGGATTAGATTCTGTAAAATCCAAAATATTATCTGCTTCAGTTTCAATCTCTTCATTAACATCATAAGGATTGTCATAACTCTCCAAATCGTGAGATTTTATGACATACCTTGCGGATGAAATTGATCCAACAATAATTTCTCCAGCACTAAATTTACCAGTATTTAGAGAAACTCTCATTGTTGTAACTGGAAGTACTCCAAGAATTGGGGAATATGAAGTTCTAAAATCTCTAACTCTTGCAGTAGTTCCGGATAATTGTCCTGTAACTATTTCATTATATACAAAAGTACCTACACCAACAGTAGAGAATCCCGATATCGTTATATTTGGATTGAATGTATATCCAATTCCAGGATTTAAGATTCTAAATGAATCTATCCCAGTATCCGAATTTACAATAGCAATAGCAGTGGCAGTTACTCCTATAGAGGGACCTTCGATGGTAACCACTGGATTTGAGACATATCCGCGACCAGAGTTATTAACTGTAATAGTAGCAACACTGAATTGTGTTCCTCCAATAGAACATGTTGCTGCTGCTCCAGTGCCTGGACCTGAAAAAGTAATAGATGGTGGTGTAAGATATCCGGAACCAGAATCAGTAATTTCAATTCTATGAATTGATTTTACATTTCCTATAGACGTTGTAATTGCTACAGCAGTAGCTGTTCTTCCTCCAAATGGAGCTGGAGAAAATGTTACTGTGGGAGTTGATGTATATCCACTCCCATCATTATTTAAAAATACCTCACTAACTGCACCACTAGAAATTCCTGCAGTTGCACTAGCAGAAATTTCTGTTCCAGAACCAATTAAAATTAAATTTGTAAGATATCCTTCATCTTCAACAGTATTATCAACTTCTTCTATTGCAGTATCAATAAGTTCATTCTCATATTCATAAAGTTCACAACTTAATTCGTAGACATAATTGGTTCCTAACTGATAAAAAGGTTTTTCAGATTCCACTCTTTTAATTTCAAATAATCTTTCCCCTAGAGGGAAATAAATTAAATCTCCTTCTTTAGGTCTAGTAATTAAGTCGGCAAAGTCATAATCAGTAATTCTTCCCTCTCTAATGCCAGAACTAATACCTTCTAAAAAAGGAGCAATAAATTCTTCGTATCTTTCTCTTGATATAGTTAAACTAATTTCGTTTTTTAATCTAAGACCAAATTTGGTCATTATATCACTATCTGGAGCATATCCATCATAATTATTAATGTATGCTTCTATAAGAAAAACATCATCAAATTTTGATGATTGTATTTCTCTAATAATATCATCAGTTTTGAATATTTTTCTCGGTAAATAATATACTTCAACACCATAAATCCTCAATTGTTCATTAATAATATCTTGGATAAGAAATTGTTCGTTAGTTGATCCCTGTAAAAAGAATGGATTTAAAGTCATGATTATTATCCGATAAAATCTAGTGGTGGCATTTCGTATTCATTGAACATTCTTTGTTTAATATCTTCCAGTTCTCTTTCTGCATCTTCATATAATTGTCTTCCATTCAATTCAGTTCCTCCTGGAAGTTTTACTCCTTGGAACTTAATTAAATTTTGTCCCCATTGCCTTTTAATTAAAGATGTTAAATATTTTTTAACAAAACTATCATTGTAAACTTTTGAGAAATTTGTAGGATCTAAAGCTCTGTAGCAATCAATAACTAAAAATGTATCTTTATTTTGTGATGCCCAATCAATATCCAGATATAATCTGTTTTGTCTTTTATTAAATCTAATTTGTTTGTCTGTAGTAAGTAGAAAATCAATATCCTCTAAGTAAGATTTGACCATAGAATATTGCAGCAATTCTACAGAATTGAAATAATACAAATCATTTAAAAATAACTGATACTTGATGCTAAACATTCCACCAGAAATAGAACTGGTGTCAAATTTAAATATTTTTTCTACTCCTATCACAGAATCTGGAACTTGAATATAATTTGAAGACTCATAAAAATTAAATGTAGCAGTTCCAAATCCAGTTATATTGGAAGACCCCGTTGTTGTTACGATACCAACTCCATTAGTTCCGTTTGCTCTTCCTCTGTTAATATCATCTTCTGTTATCTTATATTTCAAATACATTCTTTCAACGCCATCATAATGTCTTTCATTAAAATATTGCAGTGCATCATCTACCAAGTCATCAATTTGTTCATCAGCAACATTAATTTCCAATACAGGAGCACCTAATTTTCTTAAGCAATAATCAATTAATTGTTGTCTAGTTGTGGGTTGTGCCATCAGTATACTCCTCCATCAATTACAGATGTCCAAGTAGGAATTCCTACAGAATTTGTGGTCAAAACAAAATAAGATTCTGTTAATGCATTTTCTGTGCTTGCAGCTCCAATTAATTTTCCAGTATTGTCAAAGTATGCCACTCCATTTGGGCCATCATAATCTCCAATATCATAATATAAACCTTCTGTTACTGAAACAAATCCAGTTACTCTTAAATCTCCAGAAATATTTAAATTATTAACAAAAGTAGATATTCCGGAAACATACAAATTATTTGTTGTTACTAATCCCGAAAATCTACCATTTCTCCATCGTTTTGAATCGATGCCAAGATCGTATGTGGCATCATTATTTGGATTCAAATCCGATATAAATTCACCACCAATATTAATATCGTCTCCAGTAGAATCACCGATACTAATAGTGCCGCCTCTAAAGGTTGCAATACCAATAAATTCTGAAGTTCCTTTTACATATAAGTTTTTGCCAACAAAAAGATTGCCTCCAGTGGTCGTTATTCCTCCACTAGAGGCAAGAGTTGTAACTCCTACAGATTTAAAAGTTGAATTTACTGTTAGTGAATATAATATATCTGTATTTGCATTTATATCAACATTTTGATTAAATGTTGATATACCAGTTATAGATAAATTACGATTAATATTGGCATCTTTTCCAACATTAATATTTTTAGCTATACCAACACCACCATCAACTATTAATGCACCTGTTGTTGTTGATGATGAATTTGTTGTATTTGAAAAAGTTACTATTCCTGTCGCTACTAATGTTGACGAATCTATAGTATCCGTCATATAAAAGGATTCTGTGGCAAGATCCCAGACTAAGATCATTCCATCTCTAGTCTTTAAAGTGGAATCAACATCACTTAAATTAACAAGTCTCGTTGGTGGTGCCGAAGCATTAGATAAAACTCGAATTACATTTTGAGAACCAATCCTATCGTTAATGTTGGGCATTACCTTGTTACTCCTGCTCTTACTAGTGCCGCACCCTCTACAGCTTTGTATTCTCTACCCGAGTTTGTGATCTT